TTAAACAAGCTTAGCTGCTGATTGTCCTATAATATATAATTTTTCAAACCTTCAAGCCTATTCTCACGAATTACTTTGTAGTATATATACCTTCAGGAGATTCCAGCAATTAACCTCATTATCATCTAGTTATTACTAACTAGAGCCACATTTTTAACCTTAAATCTCTGAGCTATTTACAACTTCTACCTGACCTAAGAACATGTTATTTCCAGTAGTAATTTCAATCTTACCAATTAAGGCTGGATTTAAAATTCTCATGTCATACATTGTAGAGAAACCCTGAGACATAGTACCATCAGCAAATCCTAATAACTGAGTTGGAACTATAGGAAGATATGGAGCGTAAACGCCTGTAGCTGTCTTTCCATCAGCACCTAAAACACCAAGTAAGCATTCCTTACCAAGCATTGGGGAAACGATAACCTTTAAGCCAGCAACAGTACCAGCAACGTATGGTCCATTTACTACAGCATTAGCAGCTGGCTGGAATCCCTTGACGAATGATAAGATAGGCATAACCTCTGGGCCAACTAACATCCAGTTAGGCATCCAACGACCAGTTCTCTTATATACAGCAGCCTTAGCCTGTTCTAATACTCTAGCAAAACCTTCAGCCTTCATTGAGTAAGAGATTGTGTCTAATTCTTCATCAACCCACTGTAAACCTTCAACGTTCTTAGCAGCTTCCTTAACTAATAATACAGCTTCACCATCGATTTCATACTGTAATTCAGCCTGAGCCTGCTGAGCGATTGTAGCTTCGAAATCCATGCCATAATCCTGCTTGCTCTGGAATGCAGCAAACTGTGAATAATAAACAGCGATTCTACGAGCTCTAGCTGTTAAATTAATACCAGCCATATGACCAACTAATGTTGGTAACTTTTCCTGTGGGATGTATTCATTGTCGTATAAATACTTGATCTTATGACCAACTGTACCATCAGTTACTGTACCATCAGCAGCAACTTCAACCTTAGTTGGGTTACCTTCTGAATCTAAAGCATCCATATCAAATGCTTCTAATACTGGAGTCCAAGATAACTTCTTGTCAGAGCCTAATGTTTCAACAACAGCAGCACCTGTGTAACGAGCACGGCCTTCTGTCATTTCGCCTAAGCCTAAGATTGGAGAATTAGTAATTGTGTTAGCTCTCCATGGGTCTGTGTAAGCGCCATCCTGTCCACCACGGTAGGCAGCCATAGCGTTCTTAAATGGGTCAGCATTAGCTTCTCCACCAGCACCGCCCTTTTCTGTGCCAAGAGAAAATTCCATATAAGTCAAATAACCACTGAATGAAGTCATTGGCTTAACCATGAAAATGTCATTAACGACCATTTATATTACAAACAAATCGTTTCCATTTGTTTTCTATATGTCACCATATAGATTAGACTATATCACAATCATAGCTTGTTGCCAACCTCGCTATGACTCCCTCCATTTCGAACTAACTTTAGTTCTACTCTACTTTGTTCTCACCTAAATTTTTCTTTTAGGTTACCATTTCGATAGTCGTTGAACCTTCTATATAATTTATATAGCTTGGCTTCTGATTGTCTTATATACTGACATTATGATATATAAGAGTTTCCAGAAATTAAAAGGGTTTTAGCATTTTAAATTCTTTACGTTTTACATATTTTATATATTTGGCTTATGTATAAGTTTTTTATTAGAAATTAAATGCTTTCCATTAATTATCACTAATTAATGCCTCTACTGTTTAAAGGTTTGGCATGGTTAATGTAGTACAAATATGTTACGAATAATTCGTTTCCAATTATTCTCTATATATCACTATATAGTTCAGACTATATTATATACCAAGTAAATTTCACCTCTACCTGGCATCCCCATCTTTCCATCTTACTAAGATGTACTCTACTCATTTATTCTCCAATGGATTTCTCAAAGGATATATTTTCGATAGTCGTTGAACCTTCCATATAAACATTGAAAGAGGGGATGTTTATATAGCTTGGCTTCTGATTGTCTTATAGCCTTAACCACAACTATAAGGTTTTCCAGAAATTAATGGGGTTTTTATTAGTAATTTTTATTTTAGTTTAAAATGGTAAACTAATTTTTATATTTACTAAGGATACAACCTAATTTATATCCATACAGAACTGCTTGAACTTACCTAAGTCAGCTCTCTGAGTACCTACACTGTTAGCAAATGCTTCATTAATAAACTGTGCAGTATTGTTTAAGCAAGAGGCAGTTAATAACTTCTTCTGATTAGACATTCTAGCACCAGCATTCTGCTGAGCGTAATACTTTTCAGAAATGGCTAATCTGCCCTTATAGCTTTCTAATAAATTTGTTGCCATTTAAATATTTACCTCTTTCATTTTATTTTATATCGGCAAGATGTAATAAAGAACTTGTTACATAATCATCATCGAAGTTATTTCTATTACCCTTTATATATTCATTTTCAGATGGCTTAACCGAAAACTTAGTATTCTCAGTTAGTCTAAATGGTAATTTACTAATATTGGTTTTAAATTGTGATAACTCTTCACATACAGCATCAATATCTTTAATTCGATATGATTCATCTAACTTCTTTAATACTTCTTCTTTTCTGAGACCATAGCTTGTGGCCTTGATCTCAAGGTAGTTTTCTTTTAATGATTTATAACTACGTTTATATTTTTCTATTAAATTTTTAGAGTTATCTAGTTGCTTAGACATAACTTCATATTTTTTAATAGAATTATCAAGCTCCTCATTTAATGAAGAATTTTTCTTATTTAGTTCCTCATTAGATTCCTTTAAAGAATCAATTTCTGACTGAGCTTTCTTTCTAGATTCAACTAAGGAATTGATTCTAGATTTATTAGTAGAAATAATTTTGTCTTTTTCTTTTAGTGATTCTTCTAATTTAGAAACTTCTTCCTTTACAGGTTTAAGTTCCTTTACTGCATCACTTAGTCTAATCGTAGATTCCTTATATCTAGATAGATCTTCATTTAATTTAATTTCCTTGGCATTACCAACTGATAATTGTTCCTGAAGTGACAAATTATCTTCTTCTAATTTTTTAATCTTTAATAAGGATTCCTGGAATTCAGCAACTAATTCCATATCAGATTTGTTATCAACAACTTCTTCATCCTTGTCTGTATCTGAAACAACTTTGTCGTTGTTCACATTCTCAACTAATATACCATAATCATCAGCAATTGAACGGCAATATCCAATAATGCTTTGTAGATAATCTCTTAAATCATCTAAATTATCATCATTTTCAATTCCATCTCCAATGGCTTGAATTACTTTAGAATATCCTCTAGGATCAAAAGATTCATCTAATCCTTTTATATGAGTACCCTTTTCTTCATCGGCCCAGGTAACAAAATTATTGTAATCATTTTCAGAGTACATAATATCACTTAATAATTTTCCTGATTCTTTCTCATATTCTGATAATAATGATTCAAAATCAACTCCTGGATTTTTATCTTTCCACTCTTGATAATATTTATTTAATTCCTGTGAAGCACTTTCATTTAAATCAATACCTAAATCATTTAATGATTCTTCCATCAGCTTACGATCTTCTGGAGTAGCTTTATTTAATGATTCAGTTAAACTTTGTCTTAAAGTTTTATTATATCTCTTTTTATCTAAAGATTCAACAAATGAAAGTCTAGCACTTTCAACAGCAGGGATTTCAACCAAATCAAAAGCATTTAATTGATAAGTATCTGGATCTACTTCTTCTTCGCCATCTGGCCCAGTAATTAAATCGCCGGTACCTCTGCTTGAAATACCTAACTTATATCCATACTTAGCTAATTGGTAAGCAATTCTTCCGCATGGAGTATCTAGGATATCTACATAAGCTACCAATTGACCATCTTTATCTTTTACTGGAGGTTCAGGCATAACACAAGCAATTTTCTCCATGTCAACCTCTTCATATTCTGGGTGACATAATTGACCAAAGATTCCACCATTAGCAAATCTTTCTTTAATAAGATCAGAATTTAAAAGGTTTTCCCATAGTTGTTCACTGTATTTTCTACCATTTCTAGTACCATTGGTAAAATCTGCTACTTTACCATATAATCTACCTAAAATTCCTTTCTTTTCTTTTTCTTCTGGAGAAAGGTTTTTAAACTTTAAAATGGTATTTTCATTTAATTTATTAATCATTATTTTCCTCCTTACAGCGTAAAGATATCCTATAATATTATATTTAATTTAGCATTACATAATAGATTTTCCATTAATTTTTTCTATGTCCTGAAATTAATTCCATTACATATACATCAGCCTTAATTAATTTTAATAATTTAAAGGCTGGCTCTATATTAAAAGTTTTAAAATATATTTCCAAAGCTTTGGTAATTTCATCAGCTCTAACATGTTTTAAAAACATTGGTCTATCATCACAATCAAATTGTAATATCTGATTTAATAATCCAGATAATGTAGTTAAAATAGTCTTAGCATCCTGCATAGCATTTTCATCAGATCTCATAATATTAATGTACATCTTTGAATGCTTTTTATTATAAGACTGCCTAATCTTATCATAAAATTTAATTACCGATAATGGCTTAGAATTATTTATTTTCTTTAATGTATCGAGCGGGATATTTTCTGTTTTATATAGAGTAGAGATTTCTTTAGTTACATCTACCCCATCCTGTTGTAATTCTGTTAAAAGTAAAATAATATCACTTTTAGAAATCATGTTTACCTCCTATTTGATAAAATCAACTTAGTTTCTTTTTTTTTAGAAAGTGTCAGTATATGACATACCTAACTCTGACCAGTTAGGTAAATTATTATCTGATTGTTCAGTTAATAATTCACCGTCTCCTGTTTCAAAGCTTTCAGCCGGTTCTTCTGGAATTTCCATTTCAGCACTACCTGATTCTTCTGGTGTAGGTAAAGATTCTTCTTCACCGAAGTCGAAGTCAAATTCATCGCTGCCACCAGATTCCTCAGACATCTCATCTTCACCAGATTCTTCACCCTCAGCTTCGGAAGTCAATCTTTCAATCTCATCCTGGATTGCTGTAATTACATTAATATCTGAAATAGTATTTGATAATAATGATTTTAAAATATTTAATTTTGTAATTGGGTCTTCAATCATATCAACCAAACTCATAATTTCTCTGATATTTGAAATAGAACTTGATAGATTTTCCTTGCGGTCTTTTTCTTCCTGTGTAGTAGGTGCCTGCATTTTTAATCTAAATTCATTAATATAATTTGTTAACCCTTTATCAAGTAACATTAAATTAATTGCATCAGTTAAAGCCTGAATCATTGCATTCTGGACTCTTTTAACAGTTTTAGCATATCTACTAGAAGTAAGAGACAAGGCTGTACCGCCATTAAATCCTGTAGCATCATCTGTATCACCTAGGTATTGTTTCGGGATCCCTAATGCCCCATATAATTTATTTTTAAAATAATCTAAATCTACTAGATCTCCAACATTAACATCTCCACCAATTTGACCAGTGGTAATTGCACCCTTACCATCATGAGTTGGAATATAAATAACATTTTCTATCGGACCTGGGTTGGTATAATCATTATATGAGTTATTAACATTAATAGCTGATTTCTGTTCAATCATCTGTTTAATTCTCTGTAATAACTTTTGGACATCATTCTTTTCCATATCACCAACTTCAACAGAAACAGTTCTAATAATTGATGACTTAGTAATTCTATTTAATAATACTGAATTTTCTAATAAAGATAATTCTCTTCAGATCTTAAAAATATTATACAGGATAGACTGGCCACGCTTAACTGAATAGCTAATGCCATCTCCTTCACTGGAATCAGAATTAAAAATGGTTACTTCTTCTGATGTACGGCTAGAATTATCTTCTAAACAAGCGTGAACTAAATCGGTAGCAGGATATAAATCTACGTCACCTCTATTGAAGTTATACTTAAATAAATTAGTATATTGAGTAGTTATATCATCTGAGTTAGGAGATCTAGTCTGTATATGAGATCTAATATAACCAACAGTTTTACCGAACCTCTGTAGATCAAATACCTCAGCTGGATTTTTAACGATTTCCATATATTCAGCGAAGTGATCATTTTTCTTGTAGGCTTTTAAGATTACATCTTCATTTAATACTTCTGATTTTTTGAATATATCTGAGTTATATTCTGAATCTCTATAAAGTCTTAAATATAAATCACCATATTTAATTAATGAGTACATCCACCCGAAGATATTTTTATCAACACTCATATAATCTAATAAGTGTTCAATTTCTCCAAGGACTCTTTCATCATCAGCTTCTGCTCATACGATTTTTCCCTGTTCATTAGGCTCACAGGCATCAGAAGTATAAATATCCAAGGCTACTGAAATTATCGGGTCTTGAGCCATCTCATCAATTAAATTATAGACTTCATCTCTGGATTGAGATATTGAAGTAAATGAATTAATATCACTAAGATCTAAAGTATTATTGTCAGCTGCATCAATAATATTTTTATATAAAGTATTTTTAGTATCAATATCATTAATTCTATCTGGTAGTGGTACCGCCACAGCTTTATTTTTA